GAACATTTAGTCCAGTCATTGTCCCATTGAGGAACCTGAACAAAAGAGAGTGCCGCAAAGATGAAACCAAGAAAACTAAGAATCATGATTAGTAACGATTACATCCGAACAATGCACCACCGATTGCTGCACCAACAGGAACAGACCAATAGTAACCATTTCCACGGCTCATACTGGCAGCGACGCCACCACCCAATAGAGCACCCAATGCAGTCTGAGTGGGGTTACAATAAACAGCGTTGTTGTAGTACCTTGGCGCAGGTACTGGCGCTGGTGCAGGAGCATACTGCGGTTGTTGATAGGATACATCTCCACAAGGAACTTTATAGGATTGAGTCCTTACACTACCAGCAACATAGTTTCCATATCGATCATAATATCCAGGAACATAAGTTTCACGAAACCTTGTGCAGGTCTGATACTCATATACCTGTTGAGCCTGAACTGGCACTGAGAACAGAGATGCAACCAGTGGAAGTAGAAGCAGTTTTTTCATCGGTTTGATGTGTTTGACGCCAGAATATCAGATATTTAGTGAATTGGCAAGGGTCACCACATGTTTATGGGACATTCAGATTTTTTGAATTTCCACTTAACTTCCATGTAACAACCACAGAGATAACATCTTTTACTTTCTTTATTGAACTTGGAACACTCAATACAGATTTTTTCGCGTTCTTTTATTTTTTCTTCTGAAACTAAAACACCATCTCCTTCAGCAATTCCTTGTCCTACGGATTTAGCGAATGCTTGAAATCCTTTCATTTGTTCCCAAAAATCTGGATATTGATTCTCATCAATGAAATCTGGTAAGTTCTTTTTTTCCATAAGATTCATTAAAAATAAAAAACAGGGAATGTCAAAGTTGACAAGCCCTGTTGATTTTGACTATAATAACTCTGTTGCAGTTAAACAATAATATTAGGGCTTTGAGCAATTTGGAAAGCTTCTAGAGCTCCTTGAATTTTAATGAATTCTTCTTTTTTAGTATTAAATTCTTTTTCAAGTTCCATCAGTTCGGTTCTGAGGGTTTCTGCTTTCTCGGTTAATTCTTCAACCATATCGGAAAGCTTTTGCTTCTTTTCTTCGGTCATAAATTTCAAGTATAAATGTACTTTGTAATTTTATTTAGTATCACAATTTTAGTCAAGTATTTGTTTCGGTTCGGTAATTTCTCCATATATAAACTAAAGAGTTTTGTTCATGAATTTTAATTTTATTGACACGGATTTGATTTGCATTAACGATGAGTTAGAAGCAAATATAACAACGATATCTAATACAAATCATCTTATTATAACAATTGATAATTTTCTAAAAAATCCAGAAGATCTTCAAGATATTGCAAGTAAACAATGTTTTGAAAAAATACCAGCAAATAAAAATGGAAGTCCTGGTTGGACTTCTATTACAAATTTGAAGTTTGATCAAATCGCAACTACAGCAAAATATCTAAGCGATAATTATTTTGATACATTTCACAATAATAAAGTAAGTTTTCAATTTAATTTATTTGAAGGAGGTATGCCTTGCAAATATACTTCCATCTTACCTCATGTCGATCAGTCTTTATCGGCATTTCAAATCTATCTCAACAATCCTGAAGATTGTTATGGAGGAACAAATTTTTATAAACACATTGAATCTGAATCTGATGTGAATGTAGAGTATTTGGATTCAGATTTTAAGAAAACAGAATCTTATCACAAATTTGATAATTATGTAAAAGAAACTTCTCAGAATAATTATAATACAATTTTAGATTCTAGACAAATTAATTCTTCAATTTGGCAATTAATACATCATGTTGAAATGAAATATAATAGATTTGTAATGTATCCTTCTTATATTTTTCATAGCGCATATATTGAAAAAGAATGGTATCAAGATATCAAAAGAATTGGCTTAGTTGGATTTTTAAACTAACAATAAATATTACAAGACTACATTTTTCAAAAAAATGGTATTTGCAGAGAAGTTTGTTGACATATATGATACTGGAGAATTTAATCATCTACTGAATGAAATTGTAATAGATGACATTAAACAGGTAACATCTTCTAATAGTTCTCCTTCTGGTGTATTAATTGAAAGAAATTTCACCAGAAATACTCATAGGATAGTTTTAGCACAATTTGCAGACAATGGCCATTTTGATCCTAGGTTACTGCAAATAGATTTTTTTAAGAATAAATGTCAGACAGATTGGAAAATATTTGAAAATGGAATTCTATCAGAAAAATTATATAGTTTTAACACTTTGCCGATAGAAAATAGTTATGATGAAACATTAGAAACTAGAGATTCTATAAAAAATGTTTTTGATACTTGGAGTCCATATTATAAGAGATTTTTAGATTCCGTACTTAAATGTTTTGATGGAGAAAGTGAAAACTTTTTAAACGGATTATCTTTTAGTTGTAATGGATGGGGAGAAAATTATAATCCGTCTTTTGATCAAAAATTTAATCGTATTATTTGTCATGAATATCCAGACGCACAATTTGATAGAGATAAAACAATAATTGAAAAATTATGCAATCTTTACAAAATAGTCGAAACTGATGATGATAAGAAGGATTTGGATTCTATTATTGAAAAAATAAAACCAATATTATCTAAAGAAAATTTAAAAATAAATTATAAATTAATTCAATCAAAATTAGAATACAAGGAAATTGAATTAACCATATATCCAATGATTCACGAATTTAGAAATGATATATTTGTTTCTACTTTGAAATGTTTACACGAAAATTTCAAGTTTGATCTCAATGTTATTAAAGAACTTAATTCTTGGGAAAATGGAGAAAGAATGTTCGGATCTATTTCTTTAAAACTTATTAAGAGAGATAAGGTAGAAATTGAATCTATATGTTCTTATGGAACACTTTAATTATTTTGAGTCGATCCGGCTAACACAGCAGTACTTTGTATAGAAACAACTCGATTATATCCAATAATAGAAGTTCCTCCAGAAGCACCTGCACCGCCGGTTCCTCCTCCTCCGCCACCGCCGCCGCCTTGACAATTTCCTCCTGGACCAGTACCACCATTGGTTCCATTACTTCCAGCGGTAGAAGAAGCTCCCCAAGTTCCACCATTTCCGCCGGCACCTCCAGTGCCACCACCATTTCCGGGACTAGTTGGCACAGCGCCAGTTGTTTCTGTAACTAAGGTTAATACTCCTCCAGAATAACGATATCCCCTACCAACTCCACCTGATCCACCAGCAGTTCCACTATCACTACCACCCCCTACCCCACTATCACAAGCCTCGCAATATTGCCAACCAGCAAAGTCACACGAATATCCTCTTTTATTTCTTCCTCCACCACCTTCTTGTCCACCACCACCGCCGCCACCACCTCCGGCACCACCACCAGCGATACTTGCGCCTGTTCCTTCTATTGAAATATTAGATAATATAGTTAATGCATTTCTTCCGGCAGCACCAGCACCTCCAGTTCCACCATTTGCCCCGCCACCATTTCCACCAATACCATTAAGAGTACTTGTGCCATTTACAGTACCTCTATGTCCAAATATACCACCACTGGTTAAAACTATTTTAATTGTTGCTCCAGCTCCCGCTGGAACTGTTAATGCAGGATTGGTATTTTGTGAAATAATATTTCCGTTTACATTGATTGTTTTTTTGAGTGCGGAAGTATAATCAGATGTTCCAAATATGGTTTGTGCGTTTAGATTTTCTTCTACACCTGTAATATTAGCTGTGGCATTTGTATTGACTCCGTAAAATTGACTAAATGAAATTTCACCACTGGTAGGAACTCCACCAGTTGTTCCAGCTGTAGGTACAAAAGAACCATTTCTATACAACTCACTGAGGGAAACCGATCCACTAGCAGTTTCTTTTATTTTAGTTCTGAGTTCAGTATTAGCAGAAATAGAACCAGAAGATGTTACTGGATTGGTTACTACACTTATGGCCATTTTAGTATCTTTTTTAGTTATTTATTTTTTAAATGATCAAAATAACCAAATTCAAGTGCCTGAAATTAATAATCGTAGAGACCATTCATGTATTTTTGTTCCATTTTATCAAGTCTATCAGAAAGTTCTTTGATTGCTTCAATGAGAAGTGGAACGAGTTTTTCATACTTAACAACTAGGATTTCTTCACCCTCAAGTTCTTCTGTCTTAACTGCTTCTGGGAGAACTTTTTGTACCTCTTGAGCGGAAACACCAACTTGAGTGACACCTTTAACGAATCCAAGTTTCTCTGCCTTATCATTCCATGTGAATGTAAATCCATTTAGGGATAGAACTTTATCAAGGGCATTTTCAATTGTTACTCTATCGGTCTTTAAAGTATCATCTGATGCAGCAGCTGCAAAAGCAGTAATATCTCCTCTTACAAATAGACTTGCACTTGTTGGAGTTGTTATGTTTGGTCTCAAGTAGAAACTTGAGCAAACTCTCATCGTATCATTAGCAGTTGATGCGGAATTTGCAGAGAAAACTGGGAAGTGATTTGCTGATGAATCTGTTGCAGTGACATCTACAGTGTCCGTAGATGTTGAATTTCCACTGAAAGCACCTATAAATGTTGTTGCGGTTACTGTTCCAGATACGTTTACACCATGAGCTCCGACAACTAATCCACTTCCTGCAGCACATTGAACATTACTTGAGAATGTAGTAACTCCACTTACTGTAAGACCATTACTTGAGATTCTTACACCATCTCCAACCCACAATTGTCTTGCGACACCCAAACCACCCGTTAATTGTACTGAACCAGTGGAAGAACTGGTTGATTGTGTATTGTTACTTACAACTAAAGTACCAGCAATAGAAGAATTTCCAGTCGCACCATCAACGGTAAATCTATTTGTATTGACTACGATGGACCCAGTAGCACTTATGTTTAGAGTATTTAAATTGACAGTTCCTGCACTGAAACCACCGCCACTTCTAATAACAACACTAGCACCTGTAGTATCTGTTGAAGAAGTATCTAAACCATCCAGGTAATCAGCATTTAAGTTTGTAACTTTAGTTAGAGAGCTGACTACAAATGGAGGTGTTCCAGAAACAAGTGTTCCAGTAGCAGTGGATGTATATTGTCTTGCGGAAACATCTCCAGAAGTTCCACAATTAATATTCATACTTCCTGCAGTTGGATTCGTAGCTCCAGGTCCAAAGGCACTAATAATACCAATGTTTGCATAAATTCCCTCACCAGCGCCTGTTCCAGACAACCAGAGTTTACTTCCAATTCTTGCGTTTTGATAGTATAGAACACCACCATTAGCAGCGGTTCCCCCAGAACTTCCATACAGAGTAGTAATAATACCCGTATTAACATATGCAGTTGGAGCACCCATCCAACCAGTGACAACAGCAGTGGTTGTAAATCCAGTATTAACATAAGCAGTTGGAGCACCAAACCATCCATCAACAGGTGAAGCTGCTCCACCTAGATGAGAGTATCCTACAGTCGGAATGACCAATGTAGTGACAACTCCAATCTGTGCAAACATGTTGGTTATGACACCAACTGTACTACTAAAGTTTGTTATAACTCCAGCATTAATGTGAGCTAAAGGAGTTGCAAACTGATTATTTGCTCTGATTCCATTGGAGAATGTATTGGTAATCGTAAGAGTTGTGATTGTTGCAGCAAGACCAGTAATGCAAGTAATTAATCCAACTTGAGAATTTATTGTAGTGATTGTAGCTGCAGTACCTGTTTGACAGGTAATAATACCATTTGTGATAAAGGCATCTTTTCTAACGGAAAGAGTGTCAATACCAACGTTATCTCCTCTAAATTCTGTTGCTGTAATAATTCCAAGGTCACATCTTAAACTTCCAACAGAAAGTGTTCCTCCTACTGTACTAATTCCACCAAAAACAGAATTAAATGAATTTTCAAATCTAACTGTTGGATTTGTAAATGTTACTGCATATCCAATAAATTCTGCATTTTGGAATTCTGCAATTGAATTTGCATTGGTATGTCTAATCGTATAATTTGTACCAACTCCTGCAAATCTAACAACTTTATTGATATCAATCTCATCAAAGTTTGCATTACCAATTGCTTGAGCCCCAGCAAATGTAACAGCACCACCAACATATAAGTTCTTAACTTTTACTGTACCATTGACTTCCAATGCATCTTTAAAGTCAAAGATATCAAAACTCTGTCCGATACCTACTTTATCGAAAGTTAAGAAGTCACTATTCTTTTCTCTAGAAATCATTCCAAATCTACGCCAATCACTATCGGCATAGACATGTCCGATATATCCACCAGCATCTGGAGTAGCAAGTAGAGAAATGTCTCCGGACTTTCTAGCATCAGTTGGAGTTGCAATACCAACCGTAATTAGTTTTGGTTGAGAAGCAACACCCTTAACATAAAGATCTCTTGTTTCTAAACCATCTTCAGAAGTATTTGTAAGTTTTTGTGAGAAGTTTACTGGACCATAGAATTGTGATGTTTGGTTATTGTTTTCGCCACCTTCTACAGTTAGTCTCTCTTTAACAACTAAATCATCAAAAATACCGCTATTTCTCTTAACGATTTCTGTATCGGAATCATCTCCAAAATAGGTTACAACAGGAGCTTCAAGAACTTCTTCTTCACCAGTTGCACCATTAATTTTAGTTGCACCAGAATAAAATTCACCCCTATCATTCATTCCAGTATAAACTACTGTACCACCATCCTGCTCTCTTGCCTGTGAAATTGAAATTTCATCATTACTTAAAATTCTATCTTGTTTTATTGGTAGTGCAGTGGAGTAATTACCAGGACCATAGCCAAGATATTCAAAGGTATGTCCAGAAGCACGAAGAATAGATGGTCTACGTAATTCCATTGGGATAATACGTAGTTTTTTGATGATTGCTCCAGCAACCGCAGGAACTGCTAAAGTTGAAAACTGACCTCTAATAACTGTAAAACTATCTGCAACTGGATCTGAACCTAAACGAATGATTTCTGATCCAATTAGAACATAATCACCCTTTGCAAATCCACTTGAACTTGCAAATGTAAGGGTTGTATCCGATTGAGTAATTGGTGTAGTTAAAGTAGTAGAAATTCCAGCATAAAGATAATTAGCTCTTCCACCTAAGTTTTCTTCTCCAGCGCCAAGAGATTTTCCGTTAGCCGAAATACCTCCCTTAAAAACTCTTACTTTGGTAAAATCACTTGATACATTTGCAGTTGTAATTCCAGAAGAAAATGTAAAGGTATTAATTCCAATAACTTCACTAACAATGAATTTTTGTGAATAATAATTATTTGTAGATCCAAACCCTATCAGTTTGAACGAGTTTCCAGGAAGTAAACCATGTGCTTCTGTGCAACTTATTGTTGTAATTCCACTTTGTTTTGTTAAAGTTCCCGTGGCAATTCCTATAGATGGTCCACAATGTTGGACAAGTGGATATCTATAATCATTTCTATTGAAATAAGTAACACCAATTCCATTTGGATTTAAAATTTCAATACTTCTGGATGAAGGAATATTGATAATTTTAAATATTCCGTTCATTAAAGGATCTGCAAATCCACTAAGTTCTACAGAATCATTAATACTATTATTAATTTGTGTTACTTGAACTACAGCAAAAGAACTTGGAGATCCTGCTGGATACGATGAAATAGTCATCGTATTTCCAACACCATAGGCAGATCCAGAGTCTACAAGTTGAATGGACGAAATTGTATTGCCGATAGAAATCGTTGCTTTTACAGATCCATTTCTACCTTCAATTGAACCATTCTCAAGTTCTGCAGAGTAGAGAGTACTTGATACACCAGCCGAATTATTATATCCAGCACCTCCACTTACGAGAGAAATTGATTTGATGGAATTTAAATTATGATCATTATTTGTATAAAGAGTAACAGTTGTGTTCCCAGTTCCAGTGATTATTGCGCCAGTAATTGCATAACCAATTCTATTGTTGTCTAAGAAATAACTTAAACTTTCTTTTGTCAAAGACAACTTTTTATCATTTGTTTGAACCTTTCCTAGGGGAGATAGTTCAGCGTAACTGATAGTTGCTTCTGGATCAATTACAACATTATCTCTATCAACTTGTGGATAAAGATTTCTTACATCCTGATTGAATTTTCTTTCACTTATTCCAAATCCAACGTTAGGTTTCGGACTTACACTACCAGCAATTAAAGTTAATTGATATATACCATCTTGACCATCAGCACCAGGAATTAATTTTTTAACTTCCTGACTTCTGTATATGAATATACTATCTCTATATTTTTCTCTCTGAACTAAAGGTAAAGCTTCAATTTGTTGTTGCGTTGATCTTTGGTTGGTTTGATTTAAAAATGTTCCAGGGTCACTACTAAGTCCAACATATTGGAAAGTTCTTGGACTTGGAGTTGAATATACTTCAAAAGAACCATTGTATGGTATTAAAGAATTACCCGAAGTATTATTAGAACTTACTATATTAGTTATTTTAACCTTATCCCCAGGAACTAAATTATGAGGTACTTCGGTTTTAATTGTTACCGTTCCTCCAGCATAGGCTGCATTAACAATAACTTTGGGGTTTCTTAATTGTGTAGCATCAGAAACTCCAGAGGTAATAAATGATACTGATCCAATACCAACATTTTTAGATTCTTGTAAAACAAATCCATCAGTTGGAGGTCTTGCATTGGTGAATTCTTTTGGAATTACATAACGAACTTTATAAATTCTTTCATCCAAACCTCTATTATCAACTTTTCTCGTTACAAAAGTTGATCCAGTTTGATTGCCTAATATAGAAGTTCCGATACCAACAATTCCATCATAAATTGTGTTGAAAAATGTTACTGGTGATCCGGTGATATACCATTGTTTTTCAGTTGTATCATACTGGATTGGATGTCCAGCTTCTCCTGGAAGTTTATCTGCAACCGCACTAACAATTCTTAATTTTCCTCCTCCATTTGAAATTCCGGTAAGAGTATTTCCAGAGTTTGTATCATTTAAAGTGGAAGATATTTTAATTTGATTTGCTGATAGTCCTGTTGTATATGCATAATAAATTTTATCTGCTACAATATTGTTTGGAACTTCTCCAGTATCACTATAAATTCTTATTTTTTCTCCATTAAAGAGTTGATGAGTCCCTGTTAATGTGAAAATATTATTTACAATACTATTAATTCCTACGTTTCTTCCAACTGCATATACTTTTTCAGCAGATGTTGATATTCCGCTTGGAGATTGCATTAAAATTGGACTCTTATAATTATTCTCTTGAGTTCCAATAATAATAGAAAGATTTAACTCTTCTCCTTTCTTAGCACCAATTTTGTAAGAATCAATTTGAGATGGAGGTACAATGTCAATACTCTTATAACCAGCAAGATATAATCTTTCTGTTTTAGCTGCTGATACTATTTTTTGAGAATCAAGAGATAACCATGTAACGTTTGTAGTTCTATTTACTGGTTCTCTTGGTGGAATGATATGTGTAATATAACCAACATCATCTCTATCAAATGATTCTGGTCTAAATCCTGTGGATTCTAATGATATTGCTCCAAAGTTTGAGTTGGAGTTTGTAATTGATTGGTCACCACCAGATTCAGCAACAAAGTGTCTAGCGTATCCAATTGCGAAGATAGAAACACACTGAATAATAGCATTATTGCTACATTTCATGTGTGAAGATTCCCAACCATATCTGTAAATGGCACGAGAATTTATATGTAAAGGTTTATCGTTTTCAGCCGCAGTTATATTATCGTTATAAATTCCAGAAACAGGATCATATATTAAAAATGCATTATCATCTTTTTGTAGGGAAATACCAGTAAATTGTGCAGTCAACATGGACTTAAATCCAGTTGCTTTAGATCCATCGGCATGAAGTCCATTCATACCATATACGGATCTCAATGTGCATGAGAAGATATATGGAGATGCCGATGATACACTATCCGATTCTACAATAACACTAGCATCTACAATATCTGCTGGAGATGGTAGTGGATTGGAAGGAGTTACTGAAGCAGTAAATGTAAATTCCGTAGAACTGTTTACATTACTTACGAGTAAAGATCCATTATAAGATGTTGTATTGGTAGTAATTCCGGTTATTAATATTGGTGTATCTCTAAACAATCCATGAGGTTCAGATGTAGTAACAGTAATTGTAGACGTTGGAGTAACTCCATTTCCTGCACGAATACTGGTGATTCCAATTTCATCAGCACGAAGATCACCTACAATTCTGTATTCATCAATAGAAGGTTCAAAGTCTGCAGAGACATTTGGGAAATTAGCTAATCCTCTACCCGAAGTATCACCATAAGCATAGGTAACTTTTGCATAATACATCTCCAAATCTGTGATGGATAAAGTTTCATTACCCAATCTTGCAAAATTAACACCATCAGCATATTCAAATGCCGTCAATTTATGGTGGGAATAATTTGGTACAGATTTTCTTCCAGTGGAATCTTTGTAAGCTGCTCTTTGTAAATCTGCATCAAAAATTGAGAAAGAAGTAAAGTAACATGTACCAGTTACTCTAAAAATAGCAGTTTCAGATACGGCATCATTTAATGGATCTGGCACATACATTGGACGAATCTTAGTCTTTCTAAGATCTAAACCAACGATTGAAGTACCTCTAGGAAGTATTACTCCACCATAAACTGAGTTGAATTTGTATAATTCATTATTTTCATCAAAAATATCAAAATTACTTGATTCAGTAAATTCTGAAATAGACGCTCCAGATGTAGTCCAAGAAAAATTTAGATATCTTTTAAATACTGCTGTCCCTGAAGAATTTTCAATAGAGTGTCCTGGTCTATTATCAATGTAATGAGTTCCAGGATAAACAAGAATTGTCGTAGTATCAATTTTATCGTTTTGTTTTCCAGATTGATATGAAAATCTTGCTGCTTCTATTAGAGCTCTCTGAATAGTTCTAAAAGGTCTTGTTAATGAGTTACCTCTATTTTCAAAACTATCAGTAGCGTCAAAGTCTGAAGGGTTTACATAAAGAATATTACCTTCTGCATTCTTTAGGAAATTCTCTAATCTACTTATGGGCATTTTGCTATCCTACAGCGACAAATCTATTCTTTTTATATTTAGACACCAAAAAACCTCCCAGATTGGGAGGTTTTAAAGTTCACACGGAAGGGATTTTGTCGCTGGTGTTAGTATCACCATGTATTATATTATCAGTCATTTTCTTTCCAGGCAAGCTTTAATGACTTATCAAAGATCATCACATATCTGTGTTTACGACTTCTTTCTTTCCATTCACCTTCCGAACCTTTGACTCTTCCACGAGAGTGTTTAGTTCCATCTGCAAAATAGAAATCTTTTCTAGCGTCCGTGAGACCTGCATATTTAAAGTTACAAGCACGATAAATTGTACCAGTATGGTGATTTGAATCAGCATAAGAAATGATTGCTTTAACTTCAGTATCTTTCCGAAGTTGTCTAATCGCCCGTGACACAAACCAAGAAGTGATGTTATATTCGCATGACTGCGTACTAGGTTCGATGCAAAGTCTGGAGAGTTCAAAGAGTCCTTGTTGTTCATGTCGTTCTAATCCAAATGCTCCTACCGCAATTTCTGGAACTGGGAGGCCAGTAAAAATGCAAGCGCCAAGACACCCGCCAATTCTAAGGGGACATTCCCACTCAGTATGTCTGAAAAGCCCATAATTATACCCCGATTTAAAGTCTTTAGATTCGTCTTTTAAGTAATGATGGGTATAAAGAAGGTCTTTAATCTCATCTTTACCAACTTTATCTATATAAAAATCACTTTTCACTGAGTATAATTACTTACTTTTGTTTGTGTTTCACAATATATTCTACCGTATTTGCAACGTCGTTCATTGCTGTTCGGAGATCTGATTGACCTCCAGTATGTTGTTCCATTGTTTGTGGATCAGTTAGAGACCATCTCCACTGATTCATATCTTGATTGTGCCAGAGATTTATGATCATGTTAAGATTTAAATCTGAAGCCCCCGACAAGACTTGAACTTGCGACCTGAGCTTTACAAAAGCCCTGCTCTATCCAACTGAGCTACGAAGGCAGAAAATAGGATTATTTCCTATCGAATTGGAACAAACCGTGATAGGATCCCCAAATTTGTTCATTTGTTTCTGGATCCATTCCTTTATCGATTACATTGTAATAATCTTTTCCTAAAAACGCTTCTGTTAATAGGTAGCTATTTTTTCCATTTTTTTCAACAAAACACTCATTGCAAGTGTTTTGTCCATGAAATTCGTCTTTTTCAGCATCATATTCAAAAATAACATCACAACCCTCTAGATATGGTTGGTCTTCAACATCTCTATATGATTTTAGAAGAATTTTGCCATCTTTTTGGGTAACTTCAATAATAGCTTGACGATAGGGTTCTTTGTCAATAATATACTTTTGTGTTACTTTAAATTTGTTTGATGATATTTTAACATGGGTTAATTCAATCATAGCAAATTCTCTAGGCATATAAAATGCTTGGGCTTGATTGTTAAAATATCCCTCAAAATAAGAAATAAATTTAGATTTAATAGTCATGTTAAAAAATATTTTTGATTTATTTATAAGGTAGGGCGAGAGAGACTTGAACTCTCACGGGTTATTCACCCAACGGATTTTAAGTCCGGTGTGTCTACCGATTCCACCACCGCCCCACAAAAGGCCTACTCTTGTTGGTAGGTCATAGGATTATACTTCAAGTACTCAAAGAATGTCAACTTCATTTCTTTTTGTGTCATTCCGCAATGTTTTGCGGCCGCAGGAAGTGTCATTGTGCAATTAAATAATCCTTCATTAGCCTCACGAACATTTTCTGGGGTTGTTTTTACAGGATATTCGTATAGATTTTTGTAATTGATTTTTAATAGATTCATACTAAATTGGTACGATCTCTAGGTTTCTTACATTGAGTTCGGTCTTAACGTAAGACTCCCACCTCATTGCGTCTTCTATATTGTAAAACACCGCTTCGTGTTTGGCAAGACCCTTTTTCTTGGGTTTGAGGTACTGAACCTTATACATCATGAAAAATAAATGCAGCTTCTTCAAGACTTTTAGACATTGTATAATATTTTGGAGGATAATCAAAGGTTTTGTGAATATCAAAATCTTTATTTTGATGTGACTCAAATAAGTATTGAGCAAATTCTTTATTTTGAGTTTCGGTAAAATGATTAAATTTTCTTTTGGACTTAGGATCTTCACTAACATTAGACAATTTATCTGAATATTGCATCATATCAAAGAGAGGTATTCTCCACATTCCAGGAGTTACTTTTTCAGTGAGTTTATTTTTATTAGTTTTAAAGTAATCAAATGCTTGAATATTGAAACAATCCGGTCTCCTATGTTTTACACTATCTCTCATTGCAATGATACTTAATAAGTTTTTATTTCTAAACGTATTTGACCAGTGATTTTCCGTTTTAATCCATGTAGAAAGTAATTTTTTATTGATATCAGATATATTTCGATTAGGCATTCCATAATATTCAGCATTTAGGGGGTAATATTCTTTGCCTAGAGAATTTTCTTTTGGTTCTGAAGGAGAAAAACAAATATGATGTTGTAATATAGATTCATCTTTATCTGGTGTAGAAACTAACCAAACTCTTGTAATATCCGTCCACAAAAAAATTACATGATCATATTCTTCATGTGTTTCTAGAAATTTAAAGTATGAATATCCAATAGAAGTGCTGTAATAACCAAAGGTTTTTACGTCACATTTCATCAGTTCTCCAAAATATTTTGGCCAGCCTTCATAATCGGCTGCAAAACTATCTCCATATATTGCTATTTTGGTCATTTATGATTATGATTTTGGAATATTTATCAAATGATCTTTAATCATTAGACCTTAGACTTCATCTGCAACCACTTCACCACGAAGTTCTGCAAGTTTTGCAGTTGCGAGACATTCTACAGCAGTCCAATAAACTTCACCACTGATGGGGAAGTTCTCATGACAGAAATATTCTGCAGTGTCTTCTTGTAGACCCTGAAGAGACTTCAGAGTATCACGATGGATTTGCATGTAAAGGTTGTTGAGAGAACGACCTTATCATACCAAGATATGATGGGAGTGTCAATGGGTTTGTGACGCTTCTTCAAGTGTCACTCAAATTCATCGAAATCGTCTGCTTCTAGAGAATTAACGTCTTGAGTTAACCTTTTAAGATCATTAACAAGAGATCCTCTACCTCTGCGATATGCCCAGGCTGTAGATTGTTTTCCGTCTCTTATTGATCTTAAGGTTCCACCTTTTGATATGTATTCATTAATGATGGGTAGATTGGTATTTTTTATTGAATTTAATTCATTTTCAGCAGTGGTAATTGCAGTATCTGAAGTACTACAAGTTCCTGCGGATGGAGCTAATGCCGAAGTTGAAGTGTATCCAATTCCAGCACTAGAAGAACCAGTACCTGCAAGAACAGTTATACTCTGTCCTTCTGAGGCATATGAAAAAGTATATCCAGTTACTGTTGGAGGAAGTCCAGATAAAGTAGGAGTCAACACACCAGGCCAAGAAGTATTACCAATGTAATAAAAATCATATCCTGCTCCCACTGAGGGTTCAGATTGAACATATTCTGTATAGGCCTTAGTTACATCCGGATTTCCATTATTAATGAGTATAATAGAATGTCCATATCCAGCCTTATTTTCATTTTTAACTAGTCCAACTTCTACTGGATTTTCTCCATTTGTAGTAGGATCAAAATTTTCATCCGTTCCAGTAGATCTTACAATAAAGAAGTTATCATCGGATGTTCCATATGGAGTTGATGTACTAATAAAAATAGTAGGATAAGAAGTGTATATGCCGACATTAAAAATAGATTGAGAGGTTGAAGCAATAGCTGGTTTACTTAATATGATTGAAGTTGTATCAATATCAAATGTAGTCGTGATCCCCAAAGTATCAATACCACTTACGGAAACAGTAGTTGTTCCAAATCCAACAACTAAACTATCAGTTGAAGTTATTCCAGTTCTCCAGATTTTATCTCCTGTTGTAATTCCTGAGGTTGTATTAAAACCAGTATAAGCTAAAATTGTAGACCCTAAAGAAATACTAGCACCAAAGGTAGTACTAATGCCCAATAAACTGGTTGATCCAAAACCTACGACTTCTGGTAATTGTCCAATAACAAAAATTGTAGGTTGTTCGATGGAATCTGTTATAGTATCTCCAGTTTGAATTCCAGAAAGAATTGTAAAACCTTGAGTCGTTGTTGTGGAATCATAAACAATCATGTAAGTACTTCCTATACCAACAGAAGCACTAGGAAGTTCTTTTACTGCACTTGAACCATAATCTCTATCTTTTGGCCTCTTATAGTACTTCGCACCATAATAGTTTATTTGTCTATAATCCGCAGCTATTTTTTTAACTTGATATGTATTATATGTTTTTGGTCCAATTGTACCAATTCCAGATATAGTTTTTGACGAAGTTAGAACCCACTCTAAATCATTTTTACAGCCATTTGCAATTCTTGCACGATATGCATTACCAACAGCAGTAATTTTTGTGTTTATTTCATCAATTAACGATGGAAATTTTTTATCTATGTTTGTGATTAATTCATCATACATATCTAAATCAATATCAAGTAACAATAACATGTCACTTATTTGTTCTTTTTGAACTTTTTTAGATTCTATTTCCGTTTTAAGAGAATCTATAATTTTTTGTGATTTTTTTTGAGATGTTGATGTACTAAGTCCCAATATTGATCTTATAGAAGTTGCTGCTTCAGCTACTCCAGATGTGGTACTTAATTGTGCTGTAGTTCCTATACCTGTTGACATTATCCTTCGTACTCAATTTCAAGTTTTTCTACGTCTTTTCTTTCAGCATAAACAATATAACTACAATCAATTGATCCACCCGTATTATTTACCACATTAATTTTTCTTCCCCATTCAATATTTTTAACATAAAGTTCTTGGTAGTGAGTATGTGGAGTTAAATTTACTGTAATTGTTTCTGGATCTACTAAATTATTCCAATAATCTGGTAATTCTATCACATTATTTCCAGTTAATCTACCTCTATAGTAGACTCCAACTTCTGGACCTTCAATACATGCATGTTTTAATCTCATCCCAGGTTTATTTGGATGAGGTATATCAAATAATTTAAATGGCGCAGCAACTGTTTGAAATGCACCATTGAAAGCCTTAATTGATACACAATCAATATCACCACCAAATATTTTGGCGGTAAAGTTTAAAGAATCGCAATTAACTAATGGAGAATCTAAAAGTGTTTCGACATAAACTGTTTTAAATGTGTTAATTGATGATCCAACATTTGTGGAACTTTTAATATTCACTCCTGTGGTTGCACTCAATGCAGCTCGCATTGTTGCACCGACTTTTGTGGTCAATCCAGCAACATTTGTAACTGCGACTCTATTAACGACACCCGCAACATTTGTTATTCCGGTTATCTGCAATGTAATTGGATGTAGTCCAGGTCCAATCATGCAATTTGCAATTGGAAGTGGTGGCCCACCAGCACCAATCCAAACTGGGCCATTTAATACTGTACTTCCAGGTATTGCTGGAGTTGCAGGTAAAAATGAGTAATCGAGTTGTCCTACTACAAGTTTGTCACCAATATATTGTACTGGAGTAGCTGGCATTTTTCACTTACCTCATTCAAAAAATTTCTGAAACTTTTTAACTGCGCCTAATATTTGATTCAAAATACCAGATTGTTGTTTCTCTCCTTCCGTATTTTGAGTGTTTTGCATAACTCCAGTTGTGTCTACCGACAATGCTCCTACAGAATATGAGTTTGACATGACCGTATTTAAATTCGTGCCTTTAAAGTTTTGAATAGGTGCTTGAATTGATACTTGTTTTGCGGAATTTATAGTAACTTCACCACTTCCATCCATTGCGACGATTCTAATATTTCTCGCTCTTAAAATTAAATCCCCGGCTACTGCTTCAATTATAACATCTCCGTTCTTAGCTTTTATAATTTTTGCAGGTTCTCCTTCATTAACACCTTCACCCACAGTTTCATAGGAAGTTTTTTTACAAGCGTCGTATTTGTTTCCTTCTTGTGTATATTCAAATCCCTGTCCGTTATCAGTAAATACTGCGTAATCTATTTTTTTACCAGCAATATCTGGCGTTCCGGATTTAACAATAAATCCAGGTCTTTTTTCATAATATTCTTTTGGTTGATCCGTCATACACAATCCACCACGTTTGCAAATGTACTTATTCCGACTTTTAGAGTAGGATTATCCACAATATATTGTGGTACATACTCCATAACAGGATAAAGTATAGCTCCTTGTCCCGTGTTAGTATTTATGGAGATAGTAGGATAGGTCAAAAATTGTTGTTTACAAGAATTTGGTGATGTAAATCCAATAATAGATCCATTTGAAGTCAATATTGGTTCATATATACAATCTCCAACTTCTATAGTATCTCCAGAAGTATAACCAATACCAGGACCCTCTATTACTATGGAAGTGACAATTCCAACGGGAGTAGTAGAAACTCCAACATTTGTCGATCCCACTCCAACAGTTGGGGAAGTTGTTCCGATTCCTGTTCCAGGGATTTCTATTCCATTTAGATTTGTTTGACAATATCCATTCCCAGATTCAACTAAGTAAATCGATTCTATATTTCCTTTTGAATTAATAGTTGACTTTGCTAGAGCTCCTTTTCCATAATTTGAATTATCTAGTATTGATATTGTGGGGGGTTTAGTATATCCTTTACCAGGATTTAAAACTTTAATTGTTAGAATAGAACCATCGGAGCTTGATACTACTGGTATTGCTTTTGCATCAATACCATCCCCATTGATGATTACTTCTGGTGGAATGCATTTGTAGTATTTTACTCCTATGGGCAATATTGGAGCATCTTCTTGTGTAGATGGATTTATTGCTGTTTGTCTACAATTTGTAAATGGAGTATCAGCAGATCCAAACATCGAAAGAAATCCGATTGCTTCATCAATATCGTCCCCAAGGCCTCCAAGAATATCAATATTGTTTAAAGTTTGAGCCCATTTATCTGATTTGGGGAATTTTACACCACCAAAAGGATCCCAAGTGGAAACACCTTTACATGCTAATGCATCACAATCTAAGAAACTTAAAAGTTGTTGAAGAATATTAACAGCACCAGTAATTGTTCCTGTAATAGAACTAATTCCTCCTGCTAACCAGTCAAGTCCAGAAAGTATGGTGCTTAAAACCCCATTTATCATGTCTTCCAATTTCGATATCAGTGCAGCTACCGTTTCTTCAGCTGCACATCTTGGAATATTTGGTGTTTTTCCTACCAATCCATCTAATAGACCAGCAATAAAATCCATCAAAGGTCCAAATAGTTTTTCAAAGATACAAAAAATAATATTTAAAATATTTTTTGCTGCCTCAGATATTGGAAGTTGAAGTGGAGATGGAATTGTAATACCAAGAAGTTTAAATAACTTTCCTACTAATTTAAAGATATTATCACGCATTCCATTGATGACAAATTTCATAATGGATGCAACTAATCTTGCTACTTTTTTAATTTGAGATCCAACATTTACTACTACGTTTCTTACTGGATCTATAAATCCTAAAGCAGTTTTTTCTAATCCATTTATAAATTTAATAAAACTCTGTAAAGCAGCGGTTATTTGAGATAAAACATTATTGCCACAACCATTTTCTCCTTGCACTTCTTCAAATTGTCCTAAAAATGCTGCTTCTCCCATTTCATCATAAAATAACTCATCTTGAGGTATTTGTTGTTGAGGAAGTAAAATACCTGCTAAATTTGAAGTATCGGTAGATAGTGGTTTGAAATCTGGAGATAACTCTATACTTCCTACTGCATCTGTAGCAAATTGTGGATTACTATCCATTGTTACCGCTGGACCACCATCATTAGTAGCAGTTGGTACTTCTTTAGAAACTGCTCCCTTTGGTACTTTGTTTCTGGTTGCTTGAGCTCCAGTTGCAAATGATCCCTTTACGCCAGTAAAAGGATCAAAAGGATTTGGATTTTTTACATTTACAACCATAGGACTTCTATGGAAACAAGCCATTACAACAGGTTGTTGAGCTTCTTCTCCATCTAAGAAAAATCCTAATACAGATTCTCCACCAACAAGAGTTGGCAATTTACCAAAACCTCCTTGAGCAGGAGCTCCATCGGCAGCACTAGTTAAAATATGAGCCCAAGGTAAATCTTTATCGGGTAATTCATTTGGACTAAAACTATGATATCCAATAATCCTTACTTTACATCTATAACCCCAAGCATCTTTTCCATTATCAATGCGAGTTTTTTCATTACGCCAAACCTTAGGGTCTGCAACTTGACCGATCCACCATATGAATCCATCTTTGCCAATAAAATTAGATTTTAATAAGGATTCTTCAATCATCAGTCTTCGTAAATTTTACACTCAGCAGCGTCTGGGTGAGTATCGCAATACAACTCTAATGGAGTTGGGTCATGATCATCTTCTGGATGATTTGATTTATAAGCTTCTAAAGCTTCTAATTCTTCTTGAGTATGTCTTCTCGCTTGTGGAGAAGTAACTGGATTGTCTAGGATTTCTTTATCCTTTGCAATATGTTCGTCGATGTTTTTCATTGGTTAGCACCGTATAATCCGTAAGAATCTCTAACAAGTTTTAGAGAAGTAACCATTTGTCCACCTTCAAAATGGTGTCTTAACTCTTTAATGAGATAATTACCACTTTGTTCTTCATCTACTTCACCAGATTTAGACGCATCAACTTTTTGGAATTGAGCGTATATAATACCACCAGCTTTGAGTTTGATGTTTAATGGCACTACCATATTTAGTGACTGCGTGAACAACAAATTATATCTTGCAAATGCTTTTGCCATGTCAGTATTATCTCTTCCACTATCTGATGTAGATCCAGAAGAATCGACTATTCCTGTATCACTAGTTCTAAATAAAACTCTAGATGGTTTTGTACCAAAGTCTTTTGGATAACCTAGTTTTCCTTGACCACCTAATTTAGACTTTACTTCTTCACTTATATTGTAGTCAATACCTTCCACTTTATTTTTATAAAGATCGTAAAAATACGTTACATTTGAATACATTCCCACACGAAGAGACTTCATCAAATCTATATTTTTTTCAAAATTATAATTTAAAATATTAAAATTATTTTGTGTTACACCTTGTTCAACTACTTGAGTATATGTGTACTTTGGAATGTATTCTTTTGATGTACTTCCCAGCTGTGTTTTTGTGGAAGAAACTAGTGTGTCAATACTTCTGAAATTAAATCCATCTTTGTTTTCATAAAATAGAAATCCTGAAACACCCTTGGCTTTTGTTCCGTTTTTACCAGAAGATGATGTTGTTGGTATTCCTTTAGGCCCTAACCAAGTCAATACATGGAATGGTTTCTTTACTGTACCAATAAAACTATAAGAATTTGAGGTTTTTTCTATATTTTCTGATTTATATTTTTTAGTTTTCAAGACATTCTTAAGAATATCTGTAACGTGATCATTAATTGGTTTCTTTTCATATTTTTTCTGAACTCTTGCAGTCTCATTTGTCAATGCTTCTCGTGAGACTAAATGTAGAGTAAAAAATTCTTTATTTGAATCTGTAACAATAGAACTTACTTTATAGACATACAATCCATAATCTCCATCCAATAAAAATTGACCACTTACAGTTTCAATATCCAATAAAACTTTCTCTCCACCACGAATAGGTAATCCATTATAAATTGAATATTGTGATGCCACTTGTAAATTCATAGTTACGCATGGCGATAATATATCTTCAAAATAATCACAAAAAACGATTGAATTTGATAAATCAATCCTCTTATTACCATCTAAAGATATGATTTCTGCTCTATTAAATTTTAAACCAGTTATAGCTTCTGACATTTTATGATGATGATAAGTTTGTTAGTAACATAGTCTTGAATAAACTATTTAACAATGCACCTTGCGGTGCCGGAGGCATAACTACTGTACCACCACCCCCACCACCGCCAGAAGAAACTACCATTGGTCTTTGGGAACTTTCTCCAGAAGACATCATCATTGGCATGATAGTGATGGTAGATTGCGGTTGATTATATGAAGGGTATTGTTGTAGTTCCATAGGAACAAATTGTTGCATTAGTGATACTGGATTTACCATTGACATATTTTGAGAAGCTTGAATGCTGGCTATCAAAACCTGTCTTTCTAATTCATCTCCAGATAATCCTTTTATTTCAGCATCTTCTCTTGCTCTGGAAGCAGCTTCAAAAACTATAGGACTTGAAGTTTCAGTTTTAGTTGAGCCTAACATTCCTCTTAGATTGTCCGTGGACATTTTGGACAAATCTTGTTTTTGTGGTTGTTGTGTTGCAGGTTGTTGATCAGATTGTTGCATAACTGCGATTGTAGGTTTAGTCCCTTCAACAGCTGGTGGAGGAGTTGATTGTTTTATTTTTTCTTTGGGTGTTGATGTTGATCCTATTGCTCCATGAGCAACAAAACCTTTTGTTCCTACAAGTTTACCACTAATTCCAAATCCATCTCCACGATCTTTGACATCTTCAACAGGCCAGGGCAATCTTGTTCCATATGGAGCAGCAATATCAATTCCACCGAAAGAACTTCCCATAGATCTACTTTCATGAGCCTGTTGTTCTTGTTTAATCAAATCCGATAGTTCTCCATCAGAAAGTTTTTGTGATGGTCTAACCCAAACTCCCGCATTACTTAATAAAAATGGAACTTTTTTATTAAGTAAAGCTTTTGCAACTTTTAATGCTGCTTCTCTAGCATCTGCTCGTCCTTGAGGTTTTCCATAATTTTCTTGTGGTCCAATATGAAAATGAGGTCCAGTAGATCTTCCAGTAGAACCTTGTATAAATGTTCCTTCTCCTTCCATAGCAATATCAGGTCCGTATGGAGATTGATTTTTTTCCAATTCATCTGCAGCATCTCTAGCTTCTTGTATAGATTGTTCTTCCTCAGTCACCATCGTAACTCCACCACTTACTGCATATCTTTCAAAATTAATTACTACATTTTCAAATTTGTTTAAAACTTCTGGGAGTGTTAATTGGGTTGCACTTGCTGCAAGTGCCTTTTGTTTTTGTTCTTGTTTTTTTAAACGTTCTTTTGTTTTTTCCTTTACCGATTTGTTTTCTCCTGTTGCAGTTTCATATCCTCTGTCCGCTAAGTAACCTCCTAAGAAATTACCTGCCATACTTCCAACAACAAATCCCAATCCAGGAACTGGAATTAACGCTTGACCTATCGCACCACCTAATAAAGATCCTGCGAGGGCTCCACCAGCTCCAGCAGCTGCTTTGCCTGCTGATTCTCCTTCAGCGAGACCAGTAGCAAAATCTAACCCAGCAAAAATTGCATTCGCAATTCCTAATGCCTTAAGTCCCCCTAATTTGACCATTGGACCCTTAGAAGGAACTACTTTTGGAGGTTTTGCACTCTTAGATCCTCTTCCTCCACCAAACATATTTCCAATTAATCCAGCAGCATCAAGAGCACCATCTGCAATAGCAGATAGTAAATTTCCGGGTCTACCAAAAGTAGAAGCTACATTAATATTTGCAATTTCATTTAACTTTCTTTTTTTAGGTAATTTAATGGCTTGAAGATTTTTAACTTCAATATCCATAAAGCTCAAAAATCCTTGGAAGGATGATTGAGTGTTTCTCATTGTAGATGCAGTGCGTCTAATTGGAACTATATTGTTTAAAGCTCCGAATATTGGCGATGAAGATAAGTACGTTTTCTTTTCAGCCATTGTTAATCTACTAAGTTATATACCATTTTTGAATATAATGTAAGAAAATTATCATGATTGGTAGGCGTTAAAAATGGAACAGAGGCTCCACCTTTACTTAAGATTGGTGGAGCTGCAACTTGTGAACCCACGGGAGTTGATTGAGTTTGTGGAGATGACACATTCAAAGGAATTACATTCACTTGTGGTTTTGATTGTGTCGGAGGTGGTTGTGCAACTTTCTGTGCAACCTGTTGTTGAGTGGTTGCTTGTGTTGTTGCAGGAGTAACTTTGGGTGGTGTCGTTTGTGCAGTTGCAACTGGTTTATTTCCACCACCTCTGATATTTTTTAGTTCTGATATAGTTTGTGCATAAGTTTTATGGGCTTTATTACCACTTTTATATTGATCTTGATATGTGAGATCTGCCGTACCACCGAGTTTTGCAGCATTAATTTGTCCTTGGGGAAGACCTCTCCACGTTGGAGAAAGTTTCTGTAAGAATTGTTCTTCTGTTATTTGGCCACCCAAAAACTTATCTAGTGAATGACCTTTTCTAAGTTCATTCAAAGTTATTGCATCTTGAACTTCAGGAGTAAATTTAGTATTTGCATCAAATCCTGCTCTCTTTGCTCTCTCTAAAAGATATTGTGGCATTTGTTGATATCTGCCAATTGCTCCTTTTGCATTTTTAGCTAACCAGCCAATAGTTTTTTCAGTTGCTTTACCTGGAGTTTTTCCTGCACTTGTATTAAAACTATCATATCCTTCTGGACCCTGTTCTACAGAAGCGATAAGATCTAAAACACCTTTTTCTCCAGTTGTAGTAACTCCTTTAGCACTTTCACCGGGAAGTCCCGTTTTTTCATTTGTATCTTTTTCTTTTCTTTGTCCAGATCCGGGAGGTGAAGATTGTTTTTTTGCTTGAGTAGAACCTTCAGACGAAGATAATCTTTTGATTGCATTATCAAATCTATCTAATATGGCATTAAACCTTTCTAACATTGGGCCACTCAAACCTTCACCACCTGTTGTTTGAACTGATTCTACCTGTTGGTCTCCCCCAACATCCATCATTCCACTTACAACTTTTGCACCCAACATTCCAGCACCGCCAGCAGCACCAGCCATTCCAATCATCTTTAACATTGATCCTCTAGTGGGTGCAGATCTTCTTAATGGCCCACCTGGAACATTGACATCAACATCTATTCCAGATCCACCTGGAGCAGCCTTTGGTAAATTTGATAATTGTTCAACAATTCTTACAATCGTTTGTCTAATTGTCCTTGCAACTTGAAATGTTTCACTAAAAACTTCTTGGAGTGCCTTTAAATTATCTCCAAGTCGTTTTACATTTCTACGATCACCCAAAAATTGAATATATCCAATTGCATTTTTGTAGAGACTGATGAAATTTTCAAGGAATCTATTGGGAACATCTCCATCAACAGATTGAAGTTTCTCTCTATATTCACCAAGCTGGTTTTGGAAATTTTTCTGTATAAATTGTTGTACGTTATTATTAATAGATTGAACTCTATTTTCTACATTATTTAAAATATTGCTAGAAAGAGTTTTAATAATGGATCCAAGATCGGGGGGTCTTGGTGCAACCGCCGCAGCACCACGTTGAAACCCTACGATTTTATTTGCGGCAGAAGCAACAATGGAAGTTCCCAGTGGAGCTCCACCTGAAATAAAATTCATTGCACCAGCAATTGATGCAGGTCTTTCTGCAACTCCTACACCTGGATTAATTGCTGGTTTAATTGCCACGATTTGCTGCCTGTTGTGCCTTTAGGTTTTCTTCTTCAATGTGTTGTTTCAATAGAGTGAGGTAGATATCTCTCTCCCAAGGCATCATGTTTTCAATCTCAGTCAAAGAGTATTTATGGAACTGCATGAGAGCAAAGTTAATTCTAAAATATGACTCAAGATCTATATGAGCCATAATTAGCCGAAAAAACTTGTTAGACCCTCCAGAGTTACTTCATTTTCAACTTTGGTTTTTGGATTTACAACAGTAAACGTATGCGAAAGTTTTGGCATAGTTTCAAAGAATTGTTCAATTTTTTTGAACTGTTCAGCATTCATACTTTCAATAAACTCAATCAATTCTTTTTTGGTACAATCAGAAGCTGCCCAAGCTTCATCGGAAGTAAAAATAGTTTCAATACACGAAGAAATGATATCAAAAGATCTCTCTATTGTCGATACAGATTCTTGTGTAGTAAAATCAAAATTATTTTTAATGAATTGGTCTAATGAAGGATACTTCATTTTGATAACAATACTATCATCAAGTTTAATTTCTGAAGTGTGTTCCGAATCTTTTTGAACTTTGATTTCGTCTACATAAATTTTTGTAGGAACTTCAGTTACACCATCATCAGAACAAGTTACTACTAAATCAATAGATTCGCCAACAGATTTTCCACGAACATTTAAAAAGATATATTCAATATCAAAAGAAGGCAGATCTTCTACTTTGATACCTTTTGTGAGTATGCAATCTTTTAGAACAGACTTGATAGCTAGAGTAATTTGTTTTGTGTCTTGACTCTCCAAAGCCAAGATTAGAACTTTCTCTTCTTTAACTAAAAATGGTCTGTATTTAATTGTTTTTCCTGTAGATGGCAACTCAAGTTCATAAGTTGGAGTCGCAATTTTTGGTAATGGCATTGAATATTATAAAATCAGATAAAATTATTTAGAGTGGTTGAAAAGGAATAGATGAATCACTTCCCCAACTAAAAGAAGGATTTGCCAATAAAGAAGGTTGACTTTGACTTTGTGCCCACTCAGGTAAAGTTGCTGAAGAACTAGTAGGTTCTGGTTGTTGAAATTCTGCCTTACCCGTTCCTTGGTGATTCAGAATTACATATCGATCATAGTTAAATGTAACCGTAGTCTTGGTAATTGTACTTCCTTCATAAGTTACTGGAAGTGCAGTTAATTGAGTTGGAAATGCATTCACGAAGTAATAAGTTAACATTGAGGGTGTTCTTACAACATCCTTCATTGGACTCATATGGGTATCTCTTTCAAACTTAGTTATTGCCAATCCTCTTTTATATGTATTTGGATATCTAAATCTGAAGAATTCCCAATCATTAAATCTTTCAGCTCCTCCTTTTGAAGTTCCTTTGGTTGCTCTTCCATATTGATTATAGAGGGGATTGATGAAATTTAACCATTCTTCAAATAGACGAATAATTCCATACTCAGCATCAACATAAAATGTCATTGAAATATCTGGAAATTCTCTTCTATTTGGAAATCTTTCAACAACTCCTTGTCTACTTCCAACTTCCTCAAGCATACTAAATGAAGAACCAGGAAGACTGGTTTCATTGCACATAAATTCATATCGAAGTGAATTTAAATATGCATTGTTGCCGTTGAATAATTCAGAACCAAGAACACCACAAGAAACTAGCCATGCATTAATGTCAGAATCGGAATTAGTACTTGGGAAAGTGTCACCAAGGTACAAAGTAACTTTAAATTGGCTAGTGACTGACAATTCACCAAAAAGATCTTGAACACTAGGAAATCCAAATCTGTTATCGTTGGAATCTCTAGGTAGAGTCATCCTTGTGTAGATAGGATCAACTCTGTATGGATTTTGTGGGTAATCGTCTCTGAATGCCTCAGGCATTGATAAATATTTTTTAAGGATCTATAGTATGTATATGAGTTATAAGGGAAAATACAGACCGGAAAACCCCAGAAAATATAAAGGCGACCCCACAAACATTGTCTATCGTTCTTTGTGGGAGAGAAAATTCATGCGTTATTGTGATTTAAACGAAAATGTAAACCAATGGCAGTCGGAAGAATTCTGGATTCCTTATAAGTCACCTTTAGATGGTAAAGTTCACAGATATTTTCCAGATTTTTTTGTTAAGTATAAAGACAAGAATGGAAATACACGAACAGTAATCATTGAAATTAAACCCAAAAAAGAAGTGGAAATGCCAGAACAAAACCCCAAAAGAAGAACAAAGGCATGGGCTTATAAGGTTCAGATGTGGGTTAAGAACCAAGCAAAATGGGAAGCGGCAAGAGAATATTGTGCAGATCGTAATTATGAATTCCGAATCATGACTGAGGAGGATCTGGGAATATGACTTGGAGAGACGAACCCTATATTGATGGAGAGGGTTTTGGATATGATTTACTTAAACAAGTAAAAGGAAAAAATAAAAGTGGAGATTGGTTCTCTGGCCAACTCCGTCAGTATCTTGGTGAACTTGATCAATCTGATATTAATCTTGAAGATACTGGTGGAATTGAAGTTGGACGAATGTATTTCTTCATTTATGGTGCAAGTACACAAGATCTTGGTTTCTTTGATAGGCAACCTCTTGCATACATTACGGAGGTTAATTATAGTAAGAACTATTTTATCGGAATTAATTTACATTATCTCAACAGACAATATCGTGAAGGAATCGCAAAAGGCCTAATAAATAAGTCAGATACCGTAGGTATACCTCGTAATACGATTCATCGTTACTTTTTTTCTGGAGTTGCTGGAGGATTTTTAAGAGTTCCAGAAAAAGATTGGCCCTCCGTTGCATTATTGCCCACTGAAAAATTTGTTGATATGAGAGGTCAACCTTTCCCGAATCACAAAGCCTGGAGCAAATCTTAAGTGGCGTACCAAAACGTTAAACAATCCATCATATCAAGAAATGGAGTTAATTATAATCTCCAATATGACCCTTCCAATGGAAAAGTTCAAATTATACAACAAAATGCTGCAACTGGAACGGCTCCGATATATCAGGATGGAAATTTTAACTCTTCCGCAAATGCATTAAATTTAACAACCGCAGATAGACAATCAATACACAATCAAGTTCAAGAATTAGTAAGAAATTCTCATACAAAGGCAGGAGGAAACGCAAAAAAAGCAGTGTTACCTCCATGGGCTCAATTACAAAATCAAGGACAAGCTCCAGGTCAAACATCAACAAATCCAGCAAATGGAACTGCAATTACAAATAATGGATCGGGTGGTGGTTTAGGTAATATAGTAAATACCGCTGTAAATCCAGCAGAAGCATTTAAAAATTTTGCTGTTAATGGAGATAAATTTGGAGTTCCAAATGAAAAAGAGTTATTTAATGGAAAAAAGGTTTCTCTCATGTATCCAATTGACATGCGTAGAGAAACCCAAGACAATTTTGTAATATCTCAATATAGATATAAACCATCAAAAGCTGATGCTATTTTTGGCGGCGCAGAAGTTGCAAAACAGATTTTAAGTGGAGGGTTGCAGACATCATCAAATTTAGAAACATTAATTGGTACTGTATATTTGCCTATGCCAAATGGAGTTCGTGATTCTAATAATGTAGACTGGGGTGGAGATGCAATGAATAATCTTGCAGCAGCTTCTGCGGCAAATACCACTAAAAATATGGTAGGTCAGGGAGCCCTTGCAGCAGCTGGAAGTTTATTTGGCGTTGGCGCTGATAAAGCACTGGCTGCAGCAAATATGATTGCCTTATTAAAAAATCAAGCTATAAGTGAGGAGTTAAGTCTTCTGGTTGGATCAGGCGCAGCATCTAAATTATTAAAAATGCAAGGATTTGGAGTAGATACCGAGTCTCTCCTTGCAAGAGGAGCGGGAATTGTTCCCAATTCAAACTTGGAACTTCTCTTCAATAGTCCTGTTCTTAGACAATTTAATTTTACTTACCGATTATCAGCTAGAAGTGAAAAAGAAGCAGAAACTATAAGAAGAATTATAAGATTTTTCAAACAAGGGATGGCTCCTAAAAAAGCAACTGGAAAAGCAGGACAAGCTTCCTTCTTCTTAGGAACTCCAAATGTTTTTAAATTGGAATATAGAACAGGAAGAAATTCTGCAATTGATGGTGTAAATAAATTTAAAACCTGTGCATTAACACAATTCCAATGTGATTATACTCCTGATGGTTTTTGGGCAGCTTATGATAAAGGACAACCACTTTCAACGACAATCTCAATGGGATTTTATGAGTTGGAAGCAATATACGACACAGATTATCAAGAAAATAATATTTTTGAAACAAGAGATGATCTATTCTCAGTCAGCAATAATTCGGTAGGATACTAAAATGGGATACTTCAAAGAATTACCAAACTTACAAGTTCTAAACAGAACTAAAAATAATGTTTCTAGTGATGAAGTTGTTATCATTAAAAATTTCTTTAGAAAACCAAAAGTTCGTGAAGACTTTTTATCGATATTCGCTGCGTTTGAATACTACTCAATTACTGGCAATGAAAGACCAGAACAAATTGCAGAAAAAATATATGGTGATCCAGAACTAGATTGGGTAATTTTAATTACAAATAACATCACAAATGTTCAAGAACAATGGCCTTTAGATCTGGATTCATTCAACAGATACATGTTGGATAAGTATGGATCGGAAGAAGCATTTTCAAATATTAAACACTATGAAACTTTATCAGTCAAAGACTCTTTCAATAGAGAAGTATTTCCCGCTGGTTTGATTGTAGATGAAGCATTTTACAATGCACCAGAATTTGAAAGTATGGATGAACTTCCTCCTGGAATAACATTTCCTCCAATTTACGTTCCAGGAACGACCGCAACAGCATCAGCAGTAGTAGGTGCAGGACAATCCATCGGTAGTATTGTTATCACTAATAGTGGAGCTGGATATCAACAAGCTCCTAATGTTTATATTTCAGCTCCACCAGTAACCGCAAATGCTTCAGCAAGTTGTGTTATCAATAATTTTGGAGTTTCATCAATAGTCAGTCTAGTTGGTGGCCAAGGATATAATTCTTCCCCAAATGTTTCTATATCTACTGCACCATCTTCAAAACAAGCAACTGCTTCTTCTGGATTAGGGACAGGAATTTTCTATGATCAAGTAGTTTCTATTCATAGTTTAGATGGAGGGGCTGGATATGGGTTAACTTCTCCCACCGTTACTTTTTCTCCTCCCCCAAATATTATCCAAGGATCATATCTAAATCAGTCATCAGGTTCCGCTGGAAATCAAATAGAAGGATTTTACATCAGACCAGATGGAGCAAAGTTATATACAGCTAGTATTTTTGGAGCAAATCAAATTAAAGAATATAGTTTTTTAAATCCATGGAATGTAACTTCGATCATTTTTGAAAAAGAAATTGATGTAAGTTCAGAGTTTAGTTATTGTAGTGGAGTTGAGTTTAGTCCAGATGGTTCTAAAATGTACATCACTGGAGGCCAAGGAGGGTCTTATAAACTAATATCTTATCAACTTTCTACTCCATGGGACATATACACAGCTGCAAAATGGCATGAAGTCTCCACAACAACTCCTGGTGGTGTAAGATTTAAACCAGATGGAACAATGTTTTACTTCCTGGAAGCAGAAAGTCCCGATGTTGTTAAACAATATTCTCTTTCTAGTCCATGGAACTTAACGACAAGATCTGGATCTCCGATTGGAGTTTATAATATAACGACAGTTTCGGGCGAAAATAGAATGTTGGGAATATCATTTTTATCTGATGGAACTAAAATGTTTGCTACCGGTGAAGACAATTCTAGTATATTTGAATTTACTTTTGGTACTCCTTGGGACATTACAACTCTTAATTACGCTCTTTCATTTTATGTTGGAGATAAAATTACAAATCCCGTTGATGTTTTTATTAGACCAGACAAAGAAAAATTCATTGCTGGAGGTGGAGTGGGAGATAAAATGTATGAATATAACGTTGTATCTTTAGCAAAAGGGTTTTCTACAGTTTTAAATGGATCTGTCAATTCTATTCAAATTACACAACCTGGAGCGGGATACACTGAAGCTCCGACGGTAACTCTAAGTTCTCCATATCCTGCAGTTAATGCTACAGCAGTTGCAAACGTATCTGCGGGAATTGTCACGAGTATTTCTATTACAAATGCTGGTTTTGGATATACAATTGCCCCATCACTTACGATAGATCCTGCTCCAATTTCTAGACAAGCGACAGCAATAGCTTCAATATCAAATACTGGAATCTCATCAATTCGTATCCTTGATGGCGGTTTAAATTATGTTAACGCAATAACAGTAACTTTTGATCCAGAACCTCAAGATATTTTAAATGTTGAAGAAGGAGAAATTTATACACAAGTACAAAAGATATGGAAATGGTCTGGTACTGAGTGGAAAGAGCAAGTTACTGATGAATTTAAGTATCTAGATCCAACAACCAACACTTTGATTAAAGTTCCTGGAAATGCGATGTCAAAACCAATAACAAATTATGAATATGAAGTTCAACTAAATGAGAAAAAAAGACAAATTGTAATTTTAAAACCACAATACCTATCAACATTAATTCAAGATTTAAGAAATATGATGAAGTATGATCCAGATATAAAAGATTATATCTCCGATAATTTGAAGTCTACATATAATGAGAAGCTAACGGGAGTTTAATTTATGAGTCATGTGAAAGTTTTGTTTATTGCAAAAGTAAAAAATTTGAATAAAGAATACGAAGAATACAATGAAAATCTATTCAGTAGTGCTAAGAACTTACCAGGATTTTTAGGTATAACTAGCGAACAAATAGATGATATTGAAATTACTACAAGTATGTGGAAAAGCAAGGAAGATGTAATAAATTGGTCAAGAGATCCAGAACATATAGAAGCCAAAAAAAGAGTCAATGAGTGGTATCATTGGGTAAAAGGAATTCATTTAGAATGTGTAGATGATTGATACTAGTAAAATTAATCCAAATAATAAGGTTTTTTGTGTCGCTCCTTGGTTAAGTTTAAATATTAATCAAAATGGAAATGTTCAACCTTGTTGTAATGCCAATTTGTCTTTTGGTAATATTCTTAAAGATAATATAGAAACAATTTGGAACAATGAGCCAATAAAGAAATTTAGAGAAGGGATGGTAGAAAAAATCCCTCAAGATGCCTGTAGATTTTGTTATGAAAAAGAATTATCAGGTCAAAAATCTTTACGAGAAGTTTTTAACGAATCATTTTTTGAAGAAGGAAAACAATTCATTTATGATACTAATGATGATTATTCTGTAAATGAATTTGGTTTCATCCATTGGGACGTGAAATTAAGTAATAAATGTAATTTTAAGTGTAGAACTTGTTGTCCAGAATCCAGTTCAAGTATTGAATTAGAATTTAATGGTAAAATTTCTGGATTGTATGACTTTGCAGACATTAAATTTAATAAAATTAAACCTTACATTGATAAAGTAAATCATTTATATTTCTCTGGTGGAGAACCATTAATAATAGAAGAACATTATCAAATGCTTTTTATGTTGATTAAACTGAAAAAAAATAAACAATCAAATTTTTATCTTACATATAACACCAATTTTAGTACTCTTACATATAAAAAAATTCACGTTTTCGATATTTGGGATGTATTTAATTATGTGCAAGTACGTATTAGTGTTGATGGTATGGGAAATAGGGGAGAATTAATAAGAAATGGATTTAAATGGGACCGATTTGTATCTAATGTAAAAGAATTTAATCAAAAATTTTCTAATAAATCGGATACTCACGGACTATGGTTTGATTGTACAGTTCAAGCTTTAAATGTATTTGATGTGGTTACCTTGCACCAAACTCTTTTTAAAGAAGGACTATTAACAAATATAGATAATTTCCATTTAAATTATTTACATGGACCGAGAAATCTTTCAGTATGGATTTTAGACAAAAAAACAAAAGAAAAAGCAAAAGCAAATATACAAGATCACATTAATAATTTTTTGATTCCGAATCAAGCAGTAAAAACATTACGTGATTTTGAAAGTCTTATAAAGTTTATCGATTTATATCAGGATCAGAATTTAATACCAGACTTTGTACACACCATGTCAGATCTTGATAAAAAAAGAAATGAAAATGTATTTAAAACTTTTCCAGAACTAAAAGACACTTGGATAACGTATTTAAACTATAAAAAAAATCTCCCACCGAAGTAGGAGATTTATAGTTTATCAGGACTCAGCGAGTTTCTGGAAGTAACTCAGAGCATCATCTGCATCTTCATCATCTTCTTCCTGAACTGCAGGACGAGCAATCTCAAAGGAAGGAGTGGAACGCTTCGGAGTGGACTCACCACGGCGTTCTGCTTCCCATTGTTCATCCTCTTCAACGGTCTCAGGATCCTGTCGTGCGGGAGCTTTTGCACCCAGGACATAATCCAGACGCTTCTTCAGTTCTTCATAAGACTTGAAGTTTGATGCAGCACTGAACTCATTCAGATCATTCAGATTCTTGTAGATGCGTTCCAGTTTGTCATCATCATCCAGAAGGGCAGAAGGCTTTTCAAACTCGGACTTATCGTAGTTCCAGTAACCTTCAACCTTACGAATCTTCAGTTTGAAGTTAGCACCAGTCCAGAAGTCAAAAGGATTGACAGCTTCTTCATCTGCAAACTGCGGTTGCATCGCTTCGGTAATCTTATCATAGATCTTCTTACCGAACTTGTAGAGGAACACACGACCCTCATTCTCGGGGTGTGCAGGATCACTCACCACATAGATGTTGGCGTAGTAGGAGAGTTTGCGTTTCTGTTTCCGAGCAATCTCCTTATCA